CAATGCAGGGGGCAATGCCACTACAGATTTACAAGCTGTAATGACTACTGCCGATTGGACTCGGACTACAGGGTCGAGATTTTATGCCTTATGGCAATACACGACCCCTAGTATACGTCAACGTAGAGAGAATAGAGGTGATACGTTTTTACGTAATAACCAGAATTCTCCTGTGTTGACGTCGTCGCTATTTGGCTCAAAGGTTGCAATTAACTTTGTTGATAACCTAGCACGCGCTAGCTTCTACAAGAAAGTCCGTTCGATACATACCCAGTTTGAGGGGTATATATTTGCGGGCGAACTTGCCGAAACACTGCGTATGCTGCGCAATCCGCTCGTTGGCATAAGATCACTAGCTAAGGATTTTCTTGGCACGCTAAGTAAAAGAAAGCGTGCTAATCCGAAGAAGTGGCTTAATGACATCGGGTCGGCTTGGCTTGAACAATCGTTTGGCTGGAATCCGTTACTCAATGACGTACAAGATGCTGTCAAAGCGTATCGGAGGCTAGTTAAGCCTGTTAAGACTTATCAAGTCTCTGCAGGTGCCAAGAAATGGTATGACGTAACCAAGCAAAATGGAAGTATCTATTGGCCTGGTTTCGTTGCTCAGTATGATGGTGGAAACTACTTTCATACTGTCAGCTCTCAAGTCATCGAGAGACATACCGTTCGTTACAAAGGCGCGGTTATCAAGCGCACGAAAGCTCCGCAGTGGCAGAATGATGATCTCTTTGGCTTTGAGCCTCAGAACTTCATACCTGCTGCATGGGAGTTACTCCCGTGGAGTTTTCTCGCCGACTACTTCACCAATATTGGTGATATTCTGACAAGCTCAATTGTTTCAACCAATGATCTAGCTTGGGTTAACAAAACCTGGATACAAGAGACTGTGAAAACCGGTCTCTTCGAAACAGTTGCTGGTAACCCACCTGGAACACCTGGTTGGACGATTGATCACGTCAGCGGTCGAGGTACTCATCACTTAAGCAAGAAGTACGTTTATCGGACGAAGGATTCTGGGATATCTTTACCCACCCTTCAACTGAACTTTGATTTAACGGGGGGTCAACTTGCAAATATTGACGCCCTATTATCTCAAGCTAACGCACTTCATCCGCAACATAACCCTCGTAACTGGCATCGTTGATGCTAGTTCACTTAGAGGAACATCATGTCATTTGCACTAACTAGCCCTATCACAGGGCAAGCGCAGACGGGGCTTACGTCTCCCACCTATACTCATGTCAGTGACTCTGCTCCGGATATCACCGGTAAGCAGGTCGCTGTTACGGCATTAGGTGGAACGCAAACCGGCGTAACTACGCATAGTATGTCGTCTCCCTTTACTCTCACCTTCTTCCGGCCTAAGGTTTTCCGGTTTCTTGGAAAGCCTAATCCGACGACTGGTTTGATTAAAGATGTTCCACGCAACTCGTTTAAGTTGATCACCCGTAAGGGTGTTCTTCCGTTGGCTGGGCAACCGTTCCAAAACATGCAGATCACAACTGTAATCGATCTGCCTGCTGGTGCGGATACTGCCGATGCAGCCAACGTACGTGCTGCGTTGTCAGCCCATTTCGGAGCTATAGTTCAACAGTCTGCCGGTATCGGTGACACCGCTGTTTCTGGTGTCGTCTAATATCTGGCAGGTGTTGTTCTTGCTTCAAAATTGCTGTTAGAACTGGAGATGACATGCGTGATTACGCTGTTGAGCTACCGGTCTGCCTTGATCATGATTTGTTGCTAGCTGGTTGGAATCGGGCGATTAGTCCGTATCCAGATATAAGTCCTCGGCAATTTGCTATGCAATCGCTTCGGTCTTCTCTTCTGAAGAAATTCAGCGACAAGACCTCTACGAAAGCGGACGCAAATGCCTTGACACTTTTCTTACAAACTAATGAAAAGTGTAAAGACTTTAAAATGGACCCTTCCAGCTGGACCACGATCGAAGCTATTGCTCTTGGAGAAGCGAAGGATTTTATCTATCGCATGTTTCATCAAGATGATCAAACGTCTGGCAATTTAAGACGTTTGACTCTCGCTGAAATCTCTTCAAGACTTGGCCTTGGGAATGGTGCTAACATAGGGAGCTACAGTACTGACTTTCTTTCGAAAGTTGGTACTTCCCGTATGTCGGCCTCAAATCAAGGACTGCACGAATTATATGTGCAGGCGATATCATGTGACCCGCTTTGGTCTAGCGTTGAGTCTACTAGATCGAAGTTTAGGGAAGCTGATATTGTTCAGGGTAGTCGCCTAAGTTTTGTTCCTAAGACGACGGAAATAAGCCGTACCATATGCACTGAGCCCATTCTGAATATGCTTTTTCAGAAAGGTATAGGTGCAGTTCTTGAGGACTTGCTGGTTCAGATCTGTGGTATCGATCTGAGTAGGCAACCCGACAAGAACCGCATTCTTGCTCAGCTTGGGTCCGTTGATGGGAGTTTCGGTACTATTGACCTCTCATCTGCTTCAGACTCAATGTCTATCGGTTTGGTACGCGAGTTCTTCCCAAAGCATGTTTCGACATTGCTTGAGTTGACTCGCTGCCGTAAGACCATCCTTCCAGATGGAACCGATGTAGAGTTGCATATGATATCATCTATGGGGAACGCTTTTACATTCCCTTTACAGACGATATTCTTTACGTCTTTAGTTTACGGTGCTTATCGAGCGCTCTCAATTCCTTTTGAGCGCCCTTTTAGGCATTCACTAGGCAACTTCGCCGTGTTTGGCGATGATATTATCTGTACTTTTCAGGCTTATGACCTGATTGTACGGCTCCTATCAATTAGTGGCTTTAGTGTTAACGTAAACAAGTCCTTCAATACAGGACTATTCCGCGAGTCGTGTGGTCACGATTATTTCTGTGGCCACAACGTTAGAGGGGTTTATATCAAAACCCTCAAAACGTGTTCCGACAAGTACTCTGCTATCAACAGGCTTAATCGTTGGTCAGCTAAGTGGGGTATACCTTTACCCACAGTCATTCACACTCTTCTCAGGGGCTGTCGAATTTTGCCAGTTCCCTTTGATGAGGCTGATGATTGTGGTATCAAGGTCCCACTTAGCTATATCACGCGTAAGAGGCTAAACAAGTATACTGGCGGGGTTGTCTACCGCTTCCTATACAAGTCGCCAAATTCGTATGATGTGACCGACGTAGAGTCTAAGCCTCCTAAGCTCCGTGGTTGGGTTAACAACCCCTCTGCGGTCTTACTGGCTGCTCTAGCGGGTACTCTTAGGACTGGGAAGGCTGTAGTACGCTCTAATGAGCACAGCCGAGCCAGGTTAAGGACCCGATCTAGTTCGCGTTGGAACTGGATCCCGTCCGAGTACGCAGAGATGCGTACAGTCGGCGAGGAATGGAAGTTCCTTGTCGAGTTAAATCTTAATTTTTATAAGATTTAACACACAGTGGGCCGAAGAAAAAGGCCCACCCCGGGACACAAGTAATGAAG